GGAGGCGCAAGCCCTCCCGCCCTCTGAAAAAAAAATTTTATCTTAGGAAAAGCCTATGCTTACTTTGATTAGTGCTACGCCAGGTTCAGGGAAAACATTAAAAGCTGTTGAGCTTATCTACGAACACTTAAATAAGGGTTATGTTGTATATTCAAATATTTTGGGTTTGAAAGTACCTGGTGTTATTAAGATTGATTCAGATTGTGATTGGCGTGACTTGGATCATTTTAGGCGTATTACTCCAGGAATGGAAAAAACCCCTATTGCTGTTTTCTATGATGAAGCACATGAACATCCTGCTTTTGCTGAAAAGGATTTATTAAAGAATTTTTATATAGATCGTACTGATTATGATTTTGAAATTGATTTTATAAACATTGATGATACTTTGTCTGTTACTCAGAAAAAGCAAAGAATTGATGATGTAAATAAGAGATATAAAAAGGCGTTGGAGGATAAAAAGGAATCTATTCGTGATATTGGTTATGCTTTGTCAATGCATAGGCATTTTGGTTTTGATATTTTCCTTATTACTCAGAGTCCAAAAAAATTAGCATCACATATTTTAGCCGATGTTGGTTGCCAATTACATTTAAGGCGTGTCTTTAAGATGAAAAGGGCAACTATTTATGAATTTCCAGAGGCTCATGCTACTGTTTATAAATCTATTCGTGATGATGCAATTAATAAAACTATTTGGAAATTTCCTAAGCATTTGTATGGTTCTTATACTTCAACTGAGGTTGATACTCATAAGGCATCTATTCCTTTAAAGTATAAAATCATTTTATTGGTCGTTTTTGTTTTGATTCCTGGTTATGTTCTTCGATCTTTTTATGTTGATCCTTTATTTGGTTCAAAAAAAGAGGAACAAAAATCTGAGGTTGTGAATGCATCCCCTAGTAAGGTTGTTGAACAAAAAAAAGAGATTCCGAAAAATGAAACTGAGGATTTACAAAAGCATGAAAATTTAAGGGTTTCAATGGTTATTGAAAGTTCTAATGATTGTTATGCAAAAAATTCTTATGGTGAAATTTTAGATATTTCTATTGATGAATGTCGTATGCTTTCAAAGAAAAATACACGTATCCCTTTATCAAGATTGAAACGAGAAACTTTGTCCGAGTTGCCTAATTCCCATTCTGATATTAGTAATGATCAAGCTTCTACGTTTGATCCTACCCAGCCTGCTAAGAATATTTAACAGAGGGGGCGGAGTGCCCCCGACACGTGCTATTTGATTCTAGTTCTTTTTTCTCTGATTACAAGCTCCCTTTTGCTTTATTTCGGGAGTTACAGAGCATCCCGAAGGGTGCGAACATTTACACATTTACATTTGTTCTTTTTTCTTTATAATAAAAAAACCGATTGAATTGCAGTTCAATCGGTTTGGTGTCTAAGGCTTATTTTAATTTGGTGTCTATTATGAATCAAGCTATTTCTTCTTTGGATTTAAAAAATCCTTCTGATTTGTCTTTTCTTAAAAATCTTTCTTCTGCTTCTAAACGTATATCTGCCAAAAAAAACGATATTCAGAGGCGTGACCTTGGGCTTGTCTCTATATTAACAAGTCAGACGCAAGGCGATAAGGTTGAAATTGAATTGCCTTCTCAAGATTATTTAAGATTGAAAAGACTTCAAAAGACTGTTCGTATTACTGCTGAGGTTGTCCAGGATAAGATTCGTTCTCTTAATCAGCGTATGAAGCCTGCAATGGTTACTTTGACTTATCGCCCTGGTGTTGAGTGGTCTCCTAAACATATTTCTTCTTATATTGATTCTGTTAAGAAATGGGCAAAAAGACGCTATTTGACTGTTCATTATATTTGGGTTATGGAATTAACTAAAAAGGGTGTTCCTCATTATCATGTTATGTGGTGGATTCCTAAGGGTTATTCTATGCCTAAGGCTGATAAACAAGGTTGGTGGAAGCATGGAATGACTAATAGTGTTTGGGCTAGGAAGCCAGTAGGATATTTGTGTAAATATACTTCTAAGGGTATTGATCCTGTTTCTTATGGGAAAATTCCTAGAAATGCACGTTTGCATGGATCGGGTGGGTTAACTTCTTCTATGCGTGTTTCTAAGATTTGGTTGTGTGCTCCTTCTTGGGTTCGTGAAATATTTGATCAAAATAACGGTGTAAAAAAATTTGGTTGTTATTGGGTTGATCGTGTTACTTTGAAGGGCTTTTCTTCTCCTTGGCATTTTGATTGTAATTCAAGATTATTGACTTTTAAGGGTTTTGGTAGTGTTGTTGATATTACTGAATTAGATAAGTTTAAGCCGAAAAAATATACTAATAAAATGCCTGTATCTGTTGCAATGTATTATGAGTATTCTTCTAAAATGTTTAATTTGGCTGATTCATTCCAAGTCCTTTGTCCTGAACCTAAGCCTGTATTTGACTTATCAAAACACTTAGGCTATTTCCGTAAGCCTGGTGATGATGATTTTGCTGCAATAGATTACTTTTTTGATGTTTGTGAAGAATTAAATTTCTAATTGTCCATACTTGTTTACCTTTATTCTTTTTAAAGATAATTGTAAACAAATATGTGCTAATTCACTTTCTTTCATTCCTTCATGTCCTTGTGAAATAAGGGTTTTATTTGCTTCTATCCATGCTTTTTTTAAAAGCATGGATTCTTCTTCTGATAGTCTTAACATTTTAATGAATTTATTCATCATATTCCTGTTTACAAGTAAAATTAAATGTGTTTACATTACTATAAATTTACAAACTAATGAATAGGTATGTTGTATGGATTTATTTAAAGCCAAGCTGATTGATGTAAAAACTGGCGATTTTAATAATTTAGTTTTTGAATCTCAGAAATGGGATGTTGGTTTGCAGAAAAATGTTGAATGTTCTGTCCAGGTTATGATTTCTAAGGAACATGAATTTTTAGCTTCACAATATAAACAATTAATTGGTGATGTCATTACATTACCAGTTACTTTATTAATAACAAAGAAAAATTCGATCATGCGTATTACTGGGTCGGATGGTTTACCTTTGGAGTAATTCATGGCTTATAACTGTGTACAACTTTCTGAACCTTCTGAGGGTGTGCAAAGTTGCCTTGAATGGCAGGAGGTTTCTACGACACTTCTGCCACCGATGACATTTGCTGAGGCTAACCAATATTTAATTTATGTTGTTTCTGCTTTTGTTGTTGTTTTTGTTGTTCGTAGGTGTTTGGACTTATTACGATACTAATAGAGGTATTTATGCAAAATCAAAATCAAAACAAATCTAAAGTTATTCCTGTTTCTTTGGGTTCAGCTTTAGTCCTTGCAAGTGGTTCTGCTCTTGCTGAGGCTGGTGATCTTGCAACTGGTGCAACTGATGCAATTTCGGGTTCTTCGGGCACATTGCAGACTGTTGGTATTGCGATTATCGGGGTTGTTGCGGGTATTTGGGTTATTAAGCGTGTAATTGGCTTGATTCGCTAATATTTGTTTTAAATAGCCCCCTTTTTTGGGGGTTATTTTTTGGAGTTTATTTATGATTTTAATTATAAATATTATTGGGATTATTTTAATTTGTTTCGCTGTTGGTTTACTTGTTAAGTTTCTAATTAAAAGGGATGAATTAACTAAGTATGAGGAAATTTTAGTTCTTATTAATTTACTTTCTTATGTTGGATTTACTCTCTTTAATCTTTCTCCGATCCGTTTAATTGTAGGTGATATATGACATGGGAACATATCTATTTCGTTTTAATGGTCGTTTGTTTCGGTGCATTACTGTTGCGGTAGCGCAACTTATTCTATTAATGTCTTTCTTGATGCCTTATTCAGCTTATGCAAGTACGGCTTCAACTTTACAGACTTCTTATTTAGGTAGGTTGTCTAATGGTTATCATCAATTTAAATATACTTTGACTAATACTGCTACTGGTCTTAATAAGTCTGTTACTAAGGCTATAAGTCCTGCTTCTCTTGGTAAAGTTTTAAGGTTTGTTGTCAGTAAAAGACTTGCGGTTTTTGCTTCTTTCGCTACTCTTGCCTCTGATCTTGGTTATTCTTATGATGAACAAGATTTGCCTTTGTATAATCCAGGTGTTACGTCTAATCCTTTAAGGTCTGTTCCTCAGCCTAATGCTAATCCTGTTTATGCTTCATCTTTATCACAAATATGTGCTGCTGGTTTTATTCAGCTTCAATATTCTTGGTCTCAATATCCTATAACTTCTTATGAAAATTGTCGTTGGGCTAGTCCTACGACTATGTCTAATATTTATATGGATCTTTGTTATATAAGTGCTACTACTGGTAATCCTGGTTGTATTTCTCGTGATCTGTCAATTGGTTTAGCTCCTTCTAATGTTGATTCTACACCTAAGCGTGTTCCTATTACTGTTCCTGTTGATCATGTAATTCCTCAAGCTCCTGCTGAGGATAAACCTAAGATTGCCGATCCTGCTTATGTTCCTACTTCTGAATTACCTTCTGAGGTTACAGACGCAATAAATGAATTAAATACAGACGTTCCTGTTGAGGATCAATACAAACCTATTTATGTTCCTGCTAATCCTGCTATTCCTGGTGCTGGTGCTACTACTGGTTCGTATGGTGATGGTGCTTTTGATTTTGAATTACCTAATTTTTGTTCATGGGCTGAACCATTATGTAAATTAAGTGATTGGTTTATGAAGGATGACATTCCTGAGAATGAGCAACGTACTTTATCTGAGTTTGATTTTTCGGGTGCGCCTCAGTCTCAAGAGTTAAATTTATCTAATACTTGTCCTGCAAATCCCTCTT